GTTATGCGCCCGTACATTATGCAGCCCCTAATACTTGCGCCTGACGGCTGCGCGGGTCAATTAACAACACGTCAGAGTTTGTGATCTGGTCTCTGATTTGCGGGATGATCGTGTTATCGACAAACGCCTGTGCATCGACGAACGTGCCGGTGTTGTAGATGCTGATCTGGATAGGTTGCGCCTGTTGTTCAGTAGGGGCAGACGGCGCACTTTGGCTTGCCTGTGGAGCCGTTGGTATGCCAGGCGATGTAGCCATGCTTGGTACACCACCTCCTCCCGCACTGGCACTCCCGCCGCCAAATTGTGTGGCTTGAATTGCAGACACTTGGGCAAGGCCGAGCGCAACCTGCGCAACAGCCATCACCCAACCAACGGGGCCAGGGAAAGCCCCTAACACTCCGGCGACACCTTTGTATGTACTAATAACTGCGTTTGCTGTTGCAGCAGCCTTGTTAATTTCAAATGCTTTGCGACTATGCCCCGCGATACCAGCAGTCATCTGCATAGCCAATTGCATCGCAGTTTGATACTCGCCTTGTTTTATTGCATTGCCGAACTGAACCATCTGGATATCACTTTGCTTCTTGCCAGCGGAATATTTTCTTTGGATATTTGCCATGGCTTGTTGATAACGCTCTTCTTCCGCTTCGGTCATGGTGTGAGATGCTGCTGCTAATTCATACGAGGCAGCAAGATCCATCATTTCGCGGTCGCGCTTTAATACGGCACGCTCTAACTCTGTAGCCTCCGCATAAATTGCGGCATCGTTCAGGGTGATATATTTTGCTTCCTGAACAGCTAATAATTGTTTGGTAGATTCCTCCATTAACTTGTTGCGCTCAAGTTCGCGATTTAATATTTCAGCCGATTGATTGTCATTGTGGGCAATCACTTCTTCTTTTTGTATCGCTGCTTGCTTTACCTCATCAAGCCGCGTTCTTTCCGCAACCAAAGCAGTGGCCTTTGTCATAATTGACATAGCCTCTTTTTCGTTGCCTGCGAGTCTTGCTTGTTGTGCTGCCTCCATCATTGTCTTTTGGTCTTCATTCAGACCAAGCATTTCAATCTCGTTCTGTAGAGAGTCAATATATTTTTTTGATGCGGCCGACTTTTGCTTGTCTATTTCAACCTGAGCAATTTTTGCCAGTAACTCTTTTTCGGCTTTTTCTTTTGCAATCGCACTCCACTTCAACATCGAGGATGCGGCTCCATCAAAAGCTGATTTTGCCTTGCCACCAGCCTTTTCAGCCTCATTACCCCACGCCGCCCAAGCCGCAACACCAGCTCCAACAGCGATCGCAAGCCATCCGATAACAGGGACGCTCGCAAGGAATCCAATCATCGCGGCGGTAGCCAGATATATTTTTGCAGCAAGTACGACAAATGCTGCCGCTAAAGCCATAACTATGCCGGGCAGACTAAGGGCTGCAAATGTCGCCAATGTCGCGAGTAATCCGGCGATTGCACCTTTTACCAGATGTACATTTTCCTCCCATAATTTTAGTGCTGACTGTATAGCACCCGAGATAAAATCGGCCATCCTCGACAACACGGGAAGCATGGCAACCGCTATGCTCAATCCAGCCGTTTTTACCCCAGTAGCAAATAGCTCCATCTTGTCGTTAAATGCGTCTGCCATTGGTGCGGCAAGTGCTAACTGTTTTGCATATTCTTCAGTAGACTTTTTTGATTCAAGGAATGCTGCTGATCCACCAGCTAATAGTGGCAGTAACTCGACACCACTGCGACCCAATACATCCATAGCCAGCGCACTTTTTAATGCGGGGTCATTTATCCCAGCAATGACATCAGCAAATTGCGCCATTGCTTCGTCAGTGTTTTTTGCGGTAATACCGAGAGCAGCCATCTTATCGGCGTTCTCGATTATATTTTTACTAAGAAATTTAAAACCAGACGCGACCCCTTCGAGTGATGTGCCGCTTTGCCTTGCGAGCTGGTCATAAGCTGCCAAGGATTGAAACGATAGACCTGTTTTAAGGTGCATATCGTTCATTGCATCGGCAGCGTTAATGGCAGCTCTAACCATTGCCACAAAAGCCACCGCAGTGGCACCAGCGGCCACCATAGACACTTTTAACGCGCCCGATAGTTTGTCAGTGGCTGTTTCGGTTTCGCTGGATTGTTTACCCAGGCCATTCAGCGCCTCAGTGCCGTCTTTAACCTGACGGCTATCAACTCCCAGAATTATGCTTACAATGTCAGTCATTTTTTATCCCTTTTAACATTGCAAAAAGTGATTTCATTTTATTGGCAATCACTACCTTATTCTGTGGTGCGGCTAGATGCGGTGACATACATCCACTATCCAATGACGCGTAATGCTGGTCAACATAGACGGCGGATAAGTGCCGAATTACCACCGACTCGCCCGGTGTTAAATTTGATCCGGTTACATTAACCCATGCCATTATATCCTGCCAGTCGATTGAGGTTAATCTATCGCCTGCCATTTTTGAAAGCCCAATTTCGAAGAGCGCATCTAATAAATATTGAGACTCTTCAACGTCCGGCAATTGGTAATCCGGTTCTTCGTCTACATCCTCGGCAATCGTATCTATTTGCGCCCGTCTGGATTTATGCGCCCCTGTTGGAGTTGCATTCAGCCAGGCGAGTTGTCGTAAATATATTTCAGCCTGTTCTACACACTCGGAAAAAAATTGGCACGGTCACCTATGAACACATCTACCTGTTCACGAATCCAAGAGAATTCAAGATACAAACTCTCGGCGGCTTCCTTTGAAAATTCAACCGGCTTGCCTTTAACAACAATACCCGACCAGCCGATAGTGCATTCAGCCAGCAACTCACACGCGTCTTCATCGCTGACGGTGTAGTCGATTGTCTTCGACCGGCTCTTCGTCATTTTCGCAATACGCTTGCGCTGGAAGTCGCGGTTCTTGTTCCGGTACGCTTTCGAATCAGTCCCCAGCAGCTTGATGGTGATTGGGCTTTTATCATCTTGCAACATAGTCTCATCACTTACCGGATGAACCAGCTCCATATCAGCGCCAGCCTCGGCCATTTGCTCAATATTGATTTTCGACAAATCCATTTTACTTATACCTCGAAGAGTGTTTCTGGGTTAATTGCGATTGAAACAGTTGTGGACGAATTCGCGCCGGATGCAATGCTACCCATCGCAACCTTCGTTACCTTGCCGGTGAAGTATTCAAAGTCACCACCAGGTACAGCAACGCGGAATGTGTAACTCGCGCTTGATGCCATAGCCGTTGCCAACAGGACTTGTCCAACATCGTTATTCACGCGACCCATAGTCATGGAGAGGTCGCCAATGTCGTACTTGTCTTTGTTTTTCTCAGGATACAGTCTGCCCAGGGCTTGATGCGTGGTAAGCGTCCAGACTTTGGCAATTTCGCCCACGTCGATCACTTCACCGATTACGGTGTAGACCGGCAATAGATAACCGGTTGTTGCGCTGGCATCATAAGTTGATGGCAATGTTGCCGACATTGAAACTACTGTTCCGCTATTCGTATTGGTTCCTGGCATAATATTTCTCCTTTAACGTGTGACTATTGCTTTGTAATTAATTCGACAAACTACCTGATAAAAACCACCTTCAATCCTACCGCCATCACGCGCTTTGGATAATATTTCCACATCCTGAGCGCTGTACGTGATCTTGTTCCCGACTTTAAACAGTGCCAGCAACAATTCCGCTTTCGTCTTTATCGTTACCGCGCCCACGTCTGCGGGGTATTTGATAATCGATTGAAACAATCCCACGTACTCATCACTGTCTGCCAGGCTGTACGCCTTGGAGCCAGCGGGGAAGCTCCGTATTTCCATGAACTCGCGGCTTGCGCTTGGGGTATACACACCTGAGCTGTGCACGTATGCGGTGCCGTTCCATGTTGAATACAGGCCATTCTCGTGCACTACATCAATTGCCAGTCCACCGGCAAGGATTGTTGCAACAAATGACTGGTCAATTTTCAGGCTCATTATCCTTTTACCTTCGCGGCCATTTCTTTAATATTCTGCTTCACCCTGATTACATTTCGCGCAACCATTGCATCTTCTTCCTCAAATTTTTTAGCGTAAGGGAGATTATTGGTGAAATATGTCAGGCCATCAGCGGTTGATTTTTTCTCAACTTCACCATTCACAATTGCGCCAGAAATGTCTTTACGGTCAATCTCCCCGCTGGCGGGGCTTAGTTCAGTTACTTGCCAGTTCCCACGAAGCCGCCCGCCAATGTAAGACAGGTCGGGCACTTTCCATGCCGAAGGGTTAGCCACCCGTGTGTCGCTAACTATTCCGCTAAATAATTCAATCTTGATAGCTTTGCACAATTGACCCAAATCCCTACCGCCCTTCGTGGTCAACTTTTGTAAATCAGCGGCCCAGCTCATTAACGCCTAACTTGAATCATGTAACAAACCGGCGTGCCGGTCGGCGAAATGGTCGTTATGTTAACCACCGCCCAATTCTCGCCATTGACTAATGGCTTGTCGCTTGGCAAAGGAACATGTTCAGCAGATAAAACCAACTCCCTGTCACTTGCTAATATCCGCGTTCCGTCAACCATATTGTCGGGGTAGGGTTTAATCAACCCGGTCGTTATTACCGAAGCGTCAGTGCCGGCAGTCACTACCCCTGTTATCGGATCCACGCTTGACCCAGTTACTCGCTTCAATGTTACCGGCTTCCCAAACTTCTTCAAAAGTTTGAGCGCTGTCGCAGCCATTTTTGCGTAGAAGGTCATGCCCTCACCAACGTCATACCGTTACTCTTAAGCAGGGATGCCAGCAGCGCGTCCCCTGTGCTCGTCTGGCTCAACTTCTGGCCTGTGTTAGTACCCACCGCATATTGCACGGCTACAGCCCCTTCCACGCGCTCGCTTGTGACTGCAAGGTTTGGATTCACTGGCCTGTTATACAGATCAATGCTCGCATTCAGGTCAAGCGCGAATGCCATTTGACACAGAATAAGCTGGCGCGGGATCTCAGTGCCTGACCAGTTGAAGCCCTCGATAGACACACTATTACGCGGCCATGCCATAGATTGATCGCGTGTGACCTTGTAACCTTTCAAATTCGCTTCATGCCGACCGATATAAATCGCCGCTTTAATCAGTTGCTCATCCGCCGCCACGGTGCTGGCAATCACTACACCAATATTTGCGGCGTAGGCAATATAGTCAGCGCGGCTCACATAGCTGTCTGAATTTGCTACCTGTAATCCGGTTTCAATTATCATGATTGATTACTGTGCGAACCCGTTCGCAACCGTTGAGTTGTGCGTATTGCCTAAACCCAATGACGGGCAAGAAACGACAATCGCGGTATTCGCAGCAGCTGCTTGTAGTGGCGGGTTAAATCGCATATTGAGTGGCTGATTAGCTGCCAGCACACCAACTGCTGCTACATAGACATAGGACAATGTCCCGCCGAGTACGCCCGTCACCGTAACGATCACAGGCAATGCAGCTGTTGCGCCTGCACCTGAGACTGTGAAGCCAGTCAGAAAATTTGTCTTGCCAGCAACAGCGGGAAGCGTGGCAGAAGCAACAGCGGCAGCAACGTTGCCTGATGCGGCATTGACGGATGCAGAATTAGTATTGGTACGGAACATGTCTGAAACCGGGTCGTACCACTGAGGAACAGGTTGACCGACATTGCCAATCAACATTCTTGCGGTAGATTCACTCATGACTTGCCTTTCTTTGCCGTGGTTGGTTTGGATGCTTGACCTTCAACATAAACCAAGTCCGACTCTTGCAAATCTGATACGTTTATTACGATGTAGCCCTGTTCGTTATCAGCAACAATTTTGACAGTTTCGCAGTTCATGGGGTCACCTCTATTAATCATCAAGGCATAACCACCCAATATCTGAGTGGCTAGACTTTACTGATTAGCCCAGCAAGATACCGATATGCTCGGTCTTGTTGGCTTTTACGCCCCAAGCCAGCGATACCTCATACTGCACCTGACGATATTGCATGTACTTGGCAACCTCAAAAGTGAGGCCGCTTCGTGGGTCGGTAATCATCTGGCGATCAACTGCCATATCACCTTCCTCAGGCAAGGCTGGAGCGCGAGTAGCCAGCAAAATAGCTGAACGGTTGAACACCATGTTACGGGCAGCAGCCGCGACACCTGAAACCGCAAGAGCGGCAGTTGTTGCTTTTTGCAGTCCAGGCGCGGCTAGTGTAACGTTGCCGGTTGTAGCGGCTCCGATTGTTGCAGCAGCAGCCAACACATATTTATTAGTGTCACCGGCGAAAGTGATAAGATCGCCAGCTACTGCTGCAACAGCAGCTCCTGCGGCAGTTGTTAAGTTAATCACGGTTGCGCCTACTGCATTAATGCCGGTGACGGTCACCGTGCCTGTGATTACATTGGTTCCCGCTGTTCTAATCTGCGCAGACTGACGCAAGTCCAAACCAGCCAAAGGCAACAGGATACCCTGACGCTGAATAGAATCAGTACCGGCCACGTTCGCGCTTGCCTGCTTACCGACCAGTGTCGCGCCTGCGGACGTGTTCATCACGATACTGTTATCAAACTCATCGCCGCCGTTATCCAGCAAGATTTTCTTTGCAAAAGATGCGTCGGTGAAGTCGCCGGAAGCAGCGAAAGGGGTCGTGCCAGCCGTACCGTAAGCGCGTGAAGCAAAGACGTGCAATGCGGCCAGGTCAGACTCGACCTCGTTCGTCAGGGCACGCATAGCCTGCGCAAATTGATCTTGCATCAAGCGGCTGCGTGGCAGTCCACCGTTTGACAAGCCCAAAGACTCTTCACCGTTCCAACGAATAGGAACGCGACGCGCCTTTGTTATAGTCATGGACTGGTTGCCGATAACCTGATCACCATCGTTTGGGGGGGTTACTCCGGGTGCGATGTCACTGGCTGTCGAAGCGGGTGCAACGGGTGAACGTACAGTTTGACCAACAGCGGCACGCTCAAAAGTCATAGAGCTGGATACTGCGGGGATCATACCGGTTAGCTCGCGGGATACCTTGTCCAAGGCCTCGAGCATATCCGGTATAAGATTGGTAATTGTGTTTGGCATGATGTTTACTCCTAATTTGTTAAGAGCAAACGGCAAAATGCCGTGCCCAATTAATGAAAATTAATCGAAGCACGGCTTCTTTGTTAAAACTGACTCCGCAAGCCACAGACTTGCGAATATGCGCGGATTATATTCCGCTATTTCTATCTGTCAAGAACTATTTTTTAATCGACAATTTGACCCCCAGCCTTTACATGCGCCATCTTGTCTGATGGTGACATGGCAGCGTAGACGTTGTGCTTGATTGTATTCCCGCCAGCATTGCCCTTGACACCGGGATTTCCAGACCCAGACGCAAATGACCCGACCAGCAGGGGGGCAAACGATTTTTCAGCGGCTATCTCCTTTTTCAGATCGTCAATGCTCATCGCCGATGGCTTGCCAGACTTATCAAGCACGCGCACAAGTGGCTGGCCGTCTGTCATTTCGACTTTCAGACGGCGCTCAATGTGCGGCAGCAGGACATCCGCGCTACCCGGCAAAGATAGTTCAGCGGCCATGGTACGGGCAGCGGCTCCGGCTGTCATGTTGGATATGGTTTGTTGATATGCGGTAAGCTGTCCGTCACGGGTAGCAACCTCTGCGGCCAGCTTATCAGCCCATGACTTTTCGAGCGCGGTAATGTCACCTGACTTCTTGGCTGCGTCTTCTGCGGCTTCTCTCGCGAGTTTCTCGTTTGCCTTCAAGTGTTTTTCGGACTCAGAATGCTTGGCTTTGAAACGATCAAGCTCGGCCTGTAGCGCGGCATGCGCGGCGGGGTCAATTACTACTGGTTTGCTTTCGTCTTTGTTGTCGTCTGCCATTTTTTTACTTCTCCTTCTTGGTTGTTAAAGTTAAAGACCGGCGCGCGTAAAGGCAACCGGATCCAGCTTGCGCATTTCTGCGAGCGTCAACGGCTCAAAGTTTTTCCCTAATTGAAGCTCCTGGAACCGCTGCGAGGTTAATCCGCCATCCCGTAGCAATGCGCCACGGTTTGGGCCGATGATTGAATCTTGTACGCTTTCAGGTTGTGTCTTGAGCCATTCAAAATATGATAGCTTCGCATCCACCTTGCCGACCTTGCCCGTCTCAGGATCGCGCTCTGACCGTGTTCTCCCCTGGCTGATCTCTGCATATTCCGCGTTCAATACAGCGACAGTGGAGCAACGGCAATTCACATGTGCAACGGGCCTGGGGCCTGAATCCACTGGGAACTCCTGCCCGTCCAAAGCAGCGCATTGAAGAGATACCCTGTCGTCAAGGGTTGACACCCACCGCACCGACTTAATGACGCTTGAGTTCGCCTTCCAGACTGACTCCCTCGCCGTGCTTGCCGCTGACTGTAAAGCCGTGCGGGTAACCGCCTCTACATCCCTTTTGGTTGCGGCCCAAAGCCCGTCAGAATACCCAGCGGCTTTAGTGCCACGGATGCTGCGCACTATATCAGCTAATGGCCTCCCCTCAGCATAGCCCAGTCGGATGGCGCCTTCAATTCGTTTGACCTGGTTTGCGCTCATATCGGTAAAAAAGGTTTCAAGAAGTGATCCACCAGACGCGCCCCCAATCTCTCCTAGAGGCTTGCTAAACACCGCAGCCCTTATCTGGTTATCACTTGGCAAGTCCCAGCTTACACCTTCAACAACTTGATCCAGCGCACGAGTCTCGAAGCCAGCCTCATAGATTGCCGCCTCTGCGATACTTTCTTTCCAGATATTTTTATATTCAGAGAAAGTCCCGGCCATCTCTTCGCTTGTCTGTTTAATGAGCGCTTCCAGTCTCGTGCGTGTCAGTGATGTTATGTCAATGTTTGACCACCTGTCCCGCAAGTCGTTGCTCATCGTGACGAGGAAATCGTCGAACAATTTCACCTCACTGGATTTAAGCCTTTCAATATGGCTTTGATGCCGTGAAGCTATCTCAATAAGACTGGGTTGCGCCATTAATCGAATAAAGCCAAAATAGTGAGAATCATTTTCAGTTCGTCCTGTTCATCTTGCGAGATTAAATCTTGTCCGCTTAATCCGTCAAGCATTTTATCAACTGCAATTTTGCTTACCGTATATTCTTGAGCAAGCGATAATGGCTTGCGCCCCACTTTTAAAGTGGTTTCTTGCGCATTTTCTGCAAGTTGTTGTCCTATTTTAGGTATTATATCATTTATAAATACCTGTTTGGCAACGTACTCACTATGCAAACTTGCCGCAATTTGTTGGCTTATTAACTGCTCAAGTCTGAGCCGCTCAAGTTCTTCTTCCCTGCGCTTTCTCTCCGCTTCCCTGATTGATTCAGTTAAACGATTGAGCTTGACTATCCCGCCATCATTGCGCTCTGAAATTATCTCACTGGCTATTTTGCCCCACGCGTTACCCCAAGCCTTGCCCCAAGCCTTGCCCCATGCGGAAGCCATATTTTACGGCCCCCATGGTGAAGCCTCAGTACCAGCGCCGCTGATTGCCTGACTATTCACTTGTTTAATATCGGCCTGCAATGATGTCCCGCTGAATGTCAGTCCGGCGGTCTTGCTCTCTACCGCCGACAGTGAAGCAGCTTGTCCTGCTGTCAATCCTGAGCCTGAGCTGTACGGAATAGCGTGATCAGGGCTAGGGAATATACTTCCCCCGGTCGTGTCAATAATGTCTTTTACCAGCCCGGTTGTACCATCCCTACCGTACCCACCAGTAATTACTAGTGCGGCAACGGGGCTACTTGTGTTTTTAATCTTGAACCCAGCCACAAGGTAATTCGCTGTATCTGGCGATGTAATGAAATTCCCCTGGTCAATAATACCAGCGGCAGTGAATAACCAGTACGCTTGATATGCGTATATCTGAGGCCACGTTACGCTGGCAGTCGTAATGTTTAACAGGAAACTAGCGTCAACAATCGTCAT